TTTGCAAAACTATCTTTTTTATATCCATGTTTTTCTACAAGTCTATCCGCAACTGTGCCTTTTCCAGAACCTATTAAACCTACTACACCTATCAACATAGGATTATTATACTATTTTTTTAGACGTTTTTCAATCTCTTTGATTGCTTTTTTTACAGATCTCAATATTGATGCTCTCAGAGTTTTCTTGCGTTCTTTCAACGCTTTTATGCTCATTGTTTCCAAATCTTCTACCAAATTTTCGAGTTCATCCAGTGATAGGTCAGAATAATTTTTGTGGTGGGAGTCTTTCATGCACGGTATTTAAATGAAGTTTGTGGTCAATTAACCAATAACAAAACTGTGTGGAGTTCCGCCTTCTTGGAAGTTTCCTATGTCTGCTTCCAATCTTTCGATCTCTGCCTGGCCTTCGTTCTTCAATGCATCACCGTTCAGTGTTGTACCACCCTGTGGACCTGCGATGGTATTAAATTTGCCTCTCGCTTCACCTAACATTATTTTAGACACAGCAAGTGTGTAATCTCTGATCCATGGTTTAGAGTAGATATCTTTGAACAAAGTGATGTCAGGTCTGAAGTTGTCGGTGTGCATGAGAACAGTCTCGTCGTCTGCTCTTGGTCTCTGTGTGATAGTCAATTTTTTTGTAGCAACATCAAAGTGGAATTGAATGAAACTACCAAACATTTTTCCAATCATTTCCTGATATGAAGCAAATGCATAGTAAGTTGCTAATCCACCTGTTGCACCTGCTCTCAAAAGATATGTGTTTGTGTATGCAAGGTTGAATGGTTCAAACAAAGTTCCGCCTTCGCCACCCTCGGTTCGTGAACCAACTGTTCTCCTGTTTAAATTTCTCACGTTTATGATTTCATCTGGCAGGATGTAACTGTTTTGATTTTTCTTTAATTCAAGAAATGCGTATGATTCCTCTACCGCGTTTGAAGATCGCTGTCTGAATTTGTTCACAGCCCTCTCCAGTGCCGTTTGATAGTGTTTTGGGTCTAATTCAACGTCAATCATCCCATCGCCGAGACTGTTCTTGACGTAATCGAAAATTTCCTGTTGTCCTGTTTGTAGTTCTGACATACTCATATTTATAGTCATTGTCTGTGCAATAAATATGTATGATATGCCAAGATTATCCATTTTTAAGCCTGAAAAGGGCAATGACTACAAGTTCTTCGATAGAAACATTAAAGAGATGTTTCAAGTGGGTGGGACTGATCTACACCTACACAAATATCTAGGACCATACGATCAGGGAGACACAAACAAGGATGGAGCCGCATCTCCCACACAACCTCAGTACTCTGGTGATAGTTTGAATGAGAGAACCATACAAGATTTGTTATTTCTAGAAAACAGAGACAGGAAATATTCAGATGATGTCTATGTCGTTAGAGGAATATACAACGTGCAAGATGCAGACTTTAATCTATCGCAGTTTGGCATGTTCTTACAGAATGACACATTGTTCTTGACTGTTCATTTAAATGACATTGTGGAAAGAATCGGAAGGAAGCCAATGAGTGGTGATGTTATAGAATTCCCGCACATGAAGGAAGATTATTCGTTAGATGAGAGTGTGCCTATAGCACTGAAAAGATATTATGTTGTTGAAGATGTAAACAGAGCGGCAGAAGGATTCTCGCAGACTTGGTGGCCACACTTATTAAGATTAAAAATGAAAACACTAGTCGACTCTCAGGAATTTAGAGATGTAATTGGTGACGCGACAACAGAAGGTTCTGTGGCCAGTTATATGAGTACATACAACAGAGAAAAAACAATCAATGATCAGGTTGTTGCTCAAGCAGAAGCAGATGCACCTAAGGCAGGATTCAATTACAAACAATATTATGTAGCACCGATAGATGAAAGAGGAAACATACGTACCGAAAATGTTAACACAGAAGATCAAAGAGCCAGCAGTGATGCTACTGTAAATGCAACAATAGATACGCCGGCAAGTTCTCACTATGGATTCTATCTGGATGGCGACGGTGTTGCACCTAACGGAAATCCGGCTGGTTTTGGAATATCTTTCCCAACGTCGGGTGTGGATACAGGAGACTACTTCTTAAGGACAGACTTCTTACCAAATAGATTATTCCGTTATGATGGAGCCAGATGGGTGAAAATAGAGGACAGTGTGAGAATAACTACAACTAATAATGATTCTAGAAGCAACTACAAAACAAGTTTTGTAAACAACACAACAGAATCAACTATAAATGGTTTAACAGTTACACAAAGACAGTCATTGGCAGATGCTCTGAAACCAAAGGCTGACAATTAATGCTACATTTTTACGAAGGACAGGTTAGGAAATTTCTCACTCAATTCATTAGGATCTTGAGTAATTTTTCTGTTGAGACAGGAAGGGGTAAAGATGATTCTATAAGTTTAAGGGCAGTGCCTGTTGTATACGGAGACCCAACAAGACAGGTAGCAAACATCATAAGGAACAACAGTGAAAATGCATTGAACTATGCCCCTAAAATTGCGTGTTACGTAAGGGAATTGAATTACGATAGGGAAAGGATGCAAAATCCTTATCACATAGAAAAGCAACACCTGAGGGAAAGAGGCATAGATGCGGACGGCAACTACACCAATGAGATGGGTGCAGGATACACAGTTGAGAAAGTTATGCCTTCGCCATTCAGATTAGAAGTTACAGCAGATATTTTCTCATCGAACACGGATCAAAAATTACAGATAATGGAACAGATATTATACTTGTTCAATCCTGACTTTGAGATACAGAAAACTGACAACTATATTGATTGGACGAGTTTAAGTTACGTGGAACTGACAGGCACAACATTCAGTAGTAGAACAATACCTGTGGGTGCAGACTCTGAGATCGATGTTGCAACTATGACTTTTTCAATGCCAATATGGTTATCACCCCCGGTCAAGGTTAAAAAACTAGGTGTAGTGCAGAAGATCATAATGAGCATATACGACGACGATGGCGGAATAGCCAAAGGATTAATAGATGGCGAATTAGTGTCAAAAAGTTTCATCACCCCAAACAATTTTGGATTATTGGTCACAGGAAATCAATTAAGATTGCTAGGTACAACGGGTGTAAATGTTAAATCAGGAGGTGATGGATTCCAAACAGGGGCCAACGAACCCAACAACTTTGATCCATTCGAAACGTTTGGTCCAGCAGTCAACTGGAAAGTTCTATTAGATCAGTACGGAAAAGTAACAAACGGTACATCACAGATAAGATTGACACAACCAAATGGCAATGAGATTATTGGTACAATCGCAACCACCACACTTGACGACACAATCTTATTGTTCACAATAGACGGTGACACAATACCAAGCAACTCTCTGACTGCAGTCAAGAAAATCATAAACCCTGCAACTTTTGATCCAGGTACTCCTGCAAATGGTGACAGATACTTGGTAATAAATGATGTTGGAGACAGCACAGCCAGTTTCCAAAGTAGCATATGGGGTACACTTGTGGCCAGTGTCGGTGATATTATAGAATACAACAGTACAACAAGCAAGTGGAACATTGCCTTTGACGCAAGTAATCCAGATTCAACACAGCACTACGTTACCAACCTTAACACAGGAATACAGTACAGGTTCAATGGCACTGAATGGGTCAAATCATACGAGGGTGTGTACACACAAGGTAATTGGAGCATAGTACTAGACGGCGGAGCAGATACAGGGTATAACTCATCAATTGACGCCACGACTCCATAATTGTTATAATATAGCATGAAAGAAAATATAGTATGTTCAGGTGCCCTGTTCTACGCCACCAGCACCAAACGTTTCCTTTTCCTACAGAGGACTGATCGCAAGACACAAGGCATGTGGGGATTGGTAGGTGGCAAGAGTAAATTCACGGAGTCCGCTTTCGAGGGACTGAAGCGTGAGATAGAGGAAGAGACAGGCGGTCTACCCAAGTTCAAGAAGGTGATACCATTGGAGATGTTCACATCAAACGATCAGAAGTTCTTCTTCCATACATATCTCGTGGCCATAGATGCAGAATTCATACCCAAGTTAAATGAAGAGCATTCAGGATACTGTTGGACGGCGTTTGAATGTTGGCCCAAGAACCTTCACATGGGTCTTAAAAATACACTGAATAATAAAAGTATAAAAGGTAAGTTACAGACTATATTAGATCTAATAGTTTAATTGTTTTTGATATAAGATTTACCTGTGAGTTTCTCAATATCACGGATCATCTCTTCCATGTTTACCCTCACAGTTTTACCTGTTTTTGTGTTCCTAGAATAGTATTCCCATTCGCCCTCTTCGTTGTGTGGTGATATCTTGGTAACGTTACCTGCTTCATCCTTAACAAAAACTTCAGCACTGGATGATTCGTCCTTCGCATATATGTGAGCGTTGTTAGCCACACCAGACGGATCGCTTCCAACTGTTAGTGCGATAGGACTGCTGAAGGTCTTGGCACCCGAAATAGTCTGTTCTGTTGAAACCAATACCGTGTCTGCCGTTGATGCACCTGCACTTCCCCTTAGCATATGCACCCTGTATCCGTTGACTGTGGTGCTTGATCCTGACGTTGATGCCGCTTGGACTGTGACCGTGCTTCCTGACAGGCTGGCAGTTACAGCCAATTGGTCTGTGCCTTTTGTACTGACCAATGGACCCTGTGTCACATAGGCTTCATCATTGGCAACCACCATGACCTCTGATATGCTGGCCGCACCTTCTGAAGAGTTGTATCCGGTGAACACGTAAAACGCACCTGTGTACGTTGATGTGTTGAAAGAATCCACTGTTGTAGCGGCAGAACTCACGGTAGTTGCCTCTACTATGTTAATGTTATCACCTGTTGACGCTGATTCATCGTCCGCTAGTAAAATCCTGTAGGCCGTCACACGGCAATTGGGTGCCTGTGCTGATGCTTTAAGTACAACTTCCGTGCTGTCCACTTCTGCGGTCAGTGTAATTAGATCATTGTTACCGGTGTTGACGTTTCCGTATTGTGTGATGTATGCCGTGGATCCATCGTGCACCACCAGTGCTTCCGTGTTTGAAAGTTCGCCAGTTGTGGTGTTGTTGACGGAGATGTAATATTTTGCACCCCTGTAACTGGCCAGTGCCCAACCGTCTATCTTCTCTGCGGCACTATCCACATCTGTGTTTATTGTGGTAGTGACATTTCCCGTCGTACCTGCCGAGGTGTTATCACCTAATCCTATCCTGTAGAAGCTCACGGAATTGACCACACTACCACCGGTGGTCTTTAATCTAGCGTTGCCACCCGCCACGTCCGCGGTCGCCGTGATATAGGTGTTGCTGACATTTGACTGTGTGACGTGTGATTCTGCCACGAACGCATTTGTGTTATTGTGCACCAGGCTGTACTTGGCAGTAGCAACCTCGTCGTTGATCTCGTCCCTGGTCACTGCCAAGTACCATGCACTGTCATAAGTTCCGGTGACGAATTGGTTGATCACTTTCTCAGTGGTACTGATCGCTGTCTCACTATCTGTAGCAGTGTCGTCGGTGTTCTCTGACGTAGTACTAGTCGCACCCAGTTGTGCCCATCCTCCCGCTGATGTGTAACCTTCAATTGTGTCAGTGCTTGAGTTATAACGGATCATTCCCTCAGAACCTGTTGGCCTCTGTGCTGTGGATCCATTAGGCAGTGATAGTGATGTTGTTCCTTCAAATATGTATCCGCCTGTTCCCGAGTTGTCAAACGTCATGTCTGCGTTTGATGGTGCACTG